GCCGCGGCGCCACTTCAAGGACGATGGCATCCACGTGCAGCGGCACAAGACGGCCGGCAGCACCGGCAAGCGGACCATCTATGAATGGACGCCCGAGCTGCGCGAAGCGGTGGCCATGGCCGAGGCCGCGCGGCCGGTGCATATCGCGCCGCTGCTGTTCTGCAACCGCGACGGCGTCGGCTACTTTGACGAGAAAACCGGCGAGGCCCACGGCTGGGACTCGATGTGGCAGCGGTTCATGGACCGCGTGCTCAAGGAAACGAAAGTCGTTCAGCGCTTCACCGAGCACGACCTGCGTGCGAAGTGCGCGAGCGACGCCGAGACTTTAGACCATGCGCGGGCGCTGCTCGCGCATGCCGATAGCAGGACGACCGACCGCATTTACCGGCGGAAGGCGGAAAGGGTACGCCCATTGAGATAGAAGGGATTGAGGATGGATAACAAGAACGCATGGAGGCAGCTCGCCGAAAAAGCCGTTGAGGTGCTGCAGCGGCAGATTGTTCCAAACGGTATTTCCGACCACGAGGCACTGGTCGAGCTGCACGGCATTTTCGACGGGCCGGAATACCGCGCTGCGTTAGCGGCGGATCGGCGGCGCGTCGCCCAGCCAGCAGCGCCTGTAGTGGACGGGGAGCTGCCGCTGCTGCCCGATGCAGATGGGTCTGCCGAAGTTCATTTGGAGGGGGATGTGTATACGCATGTCGACGCATGGAGCGAGCCCCTAGTGCGTCAGGCTCAGCGCGACGCCCTCGCCGCCGCTCGCAGCGCGCCAGTGGGCGAAGCGGTGCGGGATGATGGCAAGTCCAAGCTTGTTTTGTGGCGCGAGGCAGGCACCGACACGCTACGCTTCAAGGGTCAGGTAAGTGACAATGACCTCGCCGCCGTCCGCAACGACACATTGGGGCGCATGCTCCTGAAAGACTGCGCGGGGTGCGATGTCAGCGCGGCAGACCACTTGCTGGCCCTCGAATACATATTCCGCAACGCAGAGCGTGCCGCCCCATCGCACCCCGAGCCAGCAGGCGGGAACGCAGCACCGCCACCCGACGACTACGCCGCGTTCAAGGCCGCTGTGGATGCCGAATACCCGATGCCAAACAGCCCGCATGAATCGGTGATGCAGCGTGCGGTGGATATTCGCACTGCGTTTCGGTTCGGGTGGAATGCGGGGCGCATGTATGTGCCGTGCTGGTCTGCCCAAGAAGTAGGCAAATCGGCAGATTGAATAGCACACCCCGCGTTATATAGCACAGTGTCTCATCTGTGCCACGGGGTAAGTGCTTGATTTCTTGGCGCGCCCGGCAGGATTCGAACCCACGACCCCCTGGTTCGTAGCCTGACCGGCGCACCGCCGAATTTCGCAATTCTATCAATACCTTACCGCCGCGCAACTGTGCTATTCCGGCCACTTGGCGGGCGCGGTAAGTAGTTGATTTAACGAGAAGGCCCGAAGGCCAATAACACATAAAAAGGAGAAGGACACGATGGCTAACCCCCAGCAAACCAACGGGTGCACGCACCAATGGCGTTGCATCTGCATGGACGCCAGCGACGAACTGCACAGGTGCGCGGTGTGCGGCCTTATGGGTGACGGGCATGGCTGCACCTGGATGGTAAAACCGCACCGGCCAGAGGTCACGCCGCCGACCGATCCGGCTGCGAGTAGGTAGCGCTTTCCGCTTGCCGGCGCAGCGTGAGCCCGCGCACTGGCCGACCGCCCGCCTTGTTCCAGAGCAGGAACGCGAGGGCGGCGCCTTCGAAGTCCTGGTATCCGGTCTTGCGGCACACCGAGCTGGCGGCGAACGCGCCCAGCCCGATGTTGTAGGCCAAGCTCGTGCAGGCCGCCGCGCGCTCGGGCGGCTCGAGGAATAGCTGCGGGCACTTGCGCATCGCTTCAAGCATGAAGAACCCGACCCGGGCGCGCAGCCGCTCGTCGGCCTGCTCTTGCGTCCAGACCATCCCCTCGTGGACGCCCAGGGTCTCACCCCAGCCAATCGTCCACACGCCCACGATGTCCTGGTAGGCGGTGAGGCGGCACCCTTCGAAGCCCATGATGAGCTTCACCGCCAGCACCAGCCCGTCGAGCGCGGCCCTCATTTCTTCCGGTCGAACACGCGGCCCACGAACCAGAAGGCCAGAATCCCCGAGAGGATCGCGCCGTCATCGGCGTTCCAGGTCTGCAGGATCGCGTGCCACGGGTCGGCCGAGTGCAGGGCAATCATCAACGTGGCCAGTTTCACGGCGCCGTACATGACGAGGAAAAAGTAGGTGGTGACCGGACGCACCAGGAAATTGAGCGCGTCCACGAACCACAGCCCGGTCTTCTGCATCTGGCCCGCCAGCGCTTCCTTCTGCGCGTCCAGCAGCCTGAGCACCTGGTCGATGTCGCCCTGCATCTGCACTTCCTGCATGCGCGCCTGCGCGCGGGTTTGCTCAAGCTGGAACTGGCGGTCGAGCATGGCCAGCTCGTGCGCGTTGTCGGTCTTCTTGTTGAGCAGCCCGAGGATTTCCGGCAGCAGGCGCATGAAGCCGCCGCCCAGCATGGAAAGCAAAGTCATGAGCATGTCAGCCCCCTTTGTGAACGTTGGCCAGGAATGCCTGCCACGCCGCGTAGGCGAGCCAGGCAGCGCCGGCCAGGAAGCCCGAGCCGGCCACCTTGACGAGCGCTTCACGGATGATTTTGTTGCGCAGTTCGATGCGCTCGATGACCGCCTCGTGGTAGCGGCGGTGTGCCTCGGCGTCGCCGTCGGGGAAGCCGCGCAGCAGCTTGGCGATGGCCTCGTCGGCGAGCACGTTGCGCTCGATGATGGCGTCGATCTTGCGGCCGTTTTCGAGGTGCAGCTCGTGCATCCCCTTGAGCATTTCCGCGATGGCCGGCCCCCCGATCCGCTCGGCTTCCATTTGCCACAACTCCTTGTTCGGTCGATTCGCCATGGGGCGCTTTCTGTAGGGTGCTTACTGCACCGTGTACATCGCAACGAAAGAGAACGCGCGGTTGCTCGTGTCGATGGCGTTGATTTGCACCGTGAGCGTGTCCGTGGCCGTGTCGCCCAGGATCGCGCCGCACATCGTCGCGCCGGTCAGTTGCGTGGTGACCGTGCCGGCGGCCTGCGACAGCGACGAGAAGTCGGCCGGAATGGGCAGCGACATGCGGAAGGACGCGGCGCCCGTCGCGGTGGCCTGCATGTTCACGCGGCCCGCCAACGTGACCACGTTGCCGACGCGCTGGTAATAGCTGACAAACGCGGTGGTCGCGGTCACATTGGTGACGTTGGTAAGCGTCGGCGTCCAGGTGCCGGCGGCGAGCGTGCCGGCCGCCTCGGTGATGTCGCGGTTGTGGCCCATCGCCCACACGCGATTGACGTGCGCGCCACCGTTGCCCGACACGATGAGCAGCGCGAGCGTGGGGTGGCTGGAATCGGGCCGGTAGATGGCCAGCCCTTCGGGCTCGTAGAAGGTGCCGGCGCCGTCGGCCTGCGCGTTGGTCAGGCCCACGGACAGGTTGTCCTGGCGCTGCGTGCGCACGCCGTCGATGGTGTAGGCGTGGATGCGCTTGCCGTTGGTCGAGGAATTCCCCGCCAGCACGTAGACGGTCGCGCCGTCGCACGCGATGCCTTGCACCGGGGTGAAGGCGCCGCCTGCGTCATCGAGCAGGATGTCGCCGTCAATCTGCCACTCGTAAATCCACTGCGTCGAGTAGTCGCCCGCGCCGCCGGCCACAAGCAGGGCCAGGTCGAACACGCGCACGAAGAACGTGCGGCTGTCCTTGCGGCCCACGGCCAGCAGGAAGCGCTGGTCGTACGAAATGGCGGGCAGCGTCGCGTTGCCGGTGTAGGAGAACTCGGCACCAAAGAGGGTGTACGCCTGCACGTTGGCGATGGCCACGCCGTTGCCGGCGTAGTCGAAGCGGATGACCTGGCGGTGGCCGTTCGGGTAATTCGCCGCGTCGTAGCGCACGGCGCCCCACAGCTTCACGGTGCCGTTGTTGCGGTACTCGAGCGAGAGCCCTTGGTGGCCGAGCTGCGCCGAACTGGCGGACACGCCGGCCGCGGCTAAACTGGCGCTGCCCGGCGACATGGCGTACTGGCTGACGTACGACACTTCCGGCGAGCCTGACACGTGCATCGTGTAGACCTTGCTGCCCACCTCGTCCATCGTGAACGACTGCAGCCCGATGGACTGCGTTAGCACGAACGTGGCGCGCGAGAGTGAGCCGCGCGCATCGCGCAGCAGCGACGTGGCCGGGGCCACGGGCGGCACGCCGCGCGCTGGCTGGTCTTGCGTGTACGCGTAGGGGGACGCATTGATGGTCGTTGACTTGCCAATGCGGAATTTGCCGTTGCGGTAACGGTTCTTCGACGGAATCGCCGTGACTTTGAACGTGCGTCCGCCCAGGTCCACGTCGATGCCGGCGTGCGTCGTTTCGAAAGTCGTGAAGGCCGCCGTGTCGTCGACCACGCCGTCAGCCACTACGCCGGGCACGGTGTCAGGGATGGTGAGCAGGCTGTATGGAATCTTCGAGGTCATGGCCGCCGCGTGGCTTATTGATTGTTGCGGCCATTGTCAGCAAGTTGCTGAACGGTATGCACACCCCCGATGCCACCTGGCCGTCAATCAAAACGGCAAGACCGTGAGCCTGCACTCGTTATTGTTCGTCTGGATTGCCGCCGCCACCGTGGCGGAAGCGGTGTTTTGGTCCGCCATGATGTAGGCAGTGTCGCCTGCGTTCAGGATGACCGTGGCGTCAAGCGTATAGGTCTGCACGCCCGACCCGACGGCGTATTGATACGTCGCGCATTCCAGCCCGTTACCACTGGTGAACACCCCGATGCGTACACGATTCCCGGCGGCCAGCGTCAGCGGGATGGCCGCCATAAAGCGATACATTCCGCGCGCGGGCGCCGTGAACGTCGATGTCGCTGGGTCGTAGTTTGTACTTGCCGTAACGAACTGCGACGTTGGGAAGCTGATCTTCGCTGCGGATGTACCCCAGCCGGAATTAGGGACAGTCGTGGACGCGCTGCCGCGTCCTAGCGCAATTGCCTTGTCCCGAAGGTCAAGGATGATTCTGCCGACCCTCTTAATCAGCAGCGATGCGTTAAGGCTTATGTTTGTGAACAGGTCGGCATTGACGAACCCCAGCCCCGCGTTGTCCAGCAGTTGCTGGTCAATATCCAGGCCAGTGACGTTGCCATTGTTGTTCCCTTGAACGAACACCCCAATCCCGGCTTTCGTACCGCCGGCTTCAATCCGGTGTACGACCTGGATACGCCCCATGTAAATATTCGGCGACGCGCCGCCCACCAAGTCGATGGCGATGCGCGGCCAATACGAGTTGCTTGTATTGAGCGAACTGAAGTTGTAGCGATGAACGAAGCGGATTTGCTCGAAGTCGAACAACGTGGTCCGGTTCAGACGCAGGCCGTACTGCACGTCGTCAAACTCAGCCAGGCCGATAGACACGCGCGAGGGCGCACCGCCCAGCGCGTCCACGTGCGTGCCGTCGTCAAACGCCCAGCCCGCGCAAGAACCGACCGAAAACTCGTCAATGCGCAGTCCCGAGCCCGAGCCGTAGAACACGCCGCCCGTGCAACCGATGGCGCGAATGCTCTTGAAGTGGGCCGAGTCAAGGCCGAGATAGTTCAGGTTGTTGACGGCGAAGCGGCAACCGTTCGCCTCCACGCCCTCGAAGGTCGCAAACGACACCGCGTACGGGTCGGGATTGGTGCCGCCATACAGCGCTTGTGGGAAGTTAAACAGGTCGCCGGTAAGATTGCTACCGACCATCCATCCGAACTTAGTACCCCACATGCCCCGGAGGCTCAGGCCGTGTTTCGACGTACCTCCGCCGGCCGATCCAACGAACGTGATGCCGCCGAGCTGCCCGCCGCGCCAGTAGCGGCCCGTGCCACTGGTGGCTGTCCCATTGGTGAATGTGAGCAGCGGGGCGTTGGCCGCGCCCGAACCGATGAAGAAGACGGCGTTGTGCCCGTCGGTGGTGATGTCGGGGAACGACTTGTCAACGAATGGCGTATCGAACGCGAGTACGCCCTCGTCAACGAGGTAACTGCCCGCCGGTATGTGCGCCCGTACGCCATTGGTTATGACGTAGTTGAAGAAGTTGAGTAGCGCCGTCGTCGTATTGGTGCCGCCGGTTTTGTTCGCGCCGAAGTCGTCGGGGGTGACGCGCTGCTCGCGCAGCTTCGTGCGCACGGTTCGGACCATCGCCCCCGCGCCGGCCTGTACAAAATTCAGCTTGTTAGCGTCGATGCCTGCGTCGGCAGCGACCTTGGCGTCCGTGACCACGCCGTCGTTAATGCTGCCCACGGCGAGCGGCTGGATGTACCAGGTTTCGATCTGCGCCACATCCGACGGAATCGGACTGTTGAGCGTGACCGTGGCACCGTTTAGGGTGAACTCGGTTTGCTGCTGCTCGGCGCCATCGAAGAGAATATGCACGTTCTCTTTGATGAAGCCGTCCGAAGGCAGGAACAGCGTGGTGCCGCCAGCCACGAAGTCCACGCCCTTGACGTGCGTGGTGCGAACGACGTTGCCCTGCGTAACCTCAACCTGCCAGCCCGCTTCGCTCACCGCGATGTTGCCGTTCTCATCGAATACGATGGCCTTGTTGGCGCGCTCGGCGGCGGTCGGTAGTTCGGCGTTCGTCGCGCCGTCGGACACGGCGAAGCGGACGGCGCGGCCGAGCAGTTCCTCGGCCTGCTGCGCCAGGATCGTTACGCGGTCCAGTGCGTCCTCGATGACCGAGGGGTAGAAGCCGCTGCGGTTCTGGATGTCGGTCGGCTGCAAGAGCGGCACGTCCGACAGAATCGTGAGCTTCTGCGTGGACGGCAGAGGAATGCCGCCGTAACTGTATGTGACCGTACCGCCGGGGTCGTTGTCCTGGTCGGCGTTGAGCGTAACGCTGTAATCTGCGTCCAACTCCAGCACGGTCTCGGCGCCGGCTGCGTCGGTCAGGACGACCTGCAGGTCAGTCTTGGCGAAGACCTTGTACACGAAGGGAAAGACGGTGGCCACGCCGTCCCCGATGAACGGCCCGGCTTTTCGAGTAGTGGTGGAAACGGTCATAGTCCGGCGATCCTTAGGTTGCGGGCATTGTTGCCCCCCGAATCGCCGGTATGCACACCCTTAGTGTTTCTCCCGGAAGCCGAACGCCACGGCAGCGGGGTTGTGGGTCTTGCCCTCGGCCAGCGCCTTTGTGCCCGTGATGGTGCGATTGACCTGCGCCGACGGAATGCCCAGGGTGTCGCCCAGCAGGTTGACGGCCGCCTTGCGGAAGCTGTCATCGAACTGGCCCTGCGCGGCCTGCTGGCCGAACTTGAGCGTGTCGCCGATGAGGCGCAGGCCGGACGGGCCGGCGTAATCGCGAGCGCGGTTGCCGGTCACGATGTTGGCTGCTTCGGCAAATTCCCGCGTCACGACCATGAGGCCGAGCATGTAGCTGATTTGCTCGCCCGTGAGCTTCTTGGCCAGCTTCTTCCAGTCGTCATCGCCCGCGTCGCCCGGCGTGAGCGCTTCCTTTAGGACCGCACCCAGCACGGGCGGAATCGAATAAAGCAGCAGGTACTTGGCCGCCAGCTTGGCCTTGCTCGCCTCGGTCATGGTCTCGGCCACGCCCAAGTTGAACGCCGTATTCATGAACGTGTAGAAGGTCGTAAAGAGCTTCACGAACGGGCCGCCGCGCTCGATGCCGGCCAGGTCTTTGGTCTGCCCGCCGCCCTGCGCGTCAATGACGGCCTGGTCGGCCAGCGCGATGGCGCGGTCCTCGCCGTTTCCCTCGCCGATGGCCTTGTCGTAGGCGCCCAGCCAGGTCGGGATGTCCACCATCTGCTGGCAGCGCATCATGAGCGTGTAGGCGTGCGCCTTGATGGCGTCGCCAACTGGCACGGCGGCCTGCACGCGGTTGCGCAGTTCGTTGAGCTCACGGTAGCGCGTGCGCGAGCGGTTGCGCATGAAGTCCGATTTGTCGTTCGTCAGGTGCAGCGAGTCGATGGGCGAGGCGATGAACTGCGCGATGCCGCGCGCCATGTGCGTGGGGCCGACGCGTACGATGGACTGCGTCATGCCGAGCCCCTGCAGTGCCGCGCTCATGATGTTGAAACCGATGCCGCCCACGCTCACGTTCTGGCGCAGCTTGCCCACGGCGACCTCGAGCGAGCCGGACATGCCGCCTTCGCCCTCGGCAATGGCCGCAGCCCATTCCTTGAACTGCGCCTTGACCTCTGGGCCGTAGTGGTTGCGGATGGCCGCGTCGATGGACTGCGAGCGCAGCAGGCGGTTGGCGTCGATGAGCCATTCATGCCACGACAGGTCGTGGATGACATCGTTCACGCCCGAGTACAGGCCGGCCAGCGAGTAGAGCAGGGGGCGGCCGTTCACTTCCTCGGCGCGCGTCTTCGTGAACGAGCGGCGCGTGGTGGCGCTGGTGTACGCACCCTGCAACTGGCGCCGCGCGCCTTCCGCGTCGGCGTGTTCCTCGGCGCGCTGGCTGGCGGCCGGGTCGTACTTCACCGGGTAGTAGCCGCCGCGGTACTCGCCGTGCGGGGTCTGCACGGGCGACGGTTCCAGCCACTCGGGCGCCTTGCCGTACACGCGCTTTTCCTTCGCTTCGATGAGCGGCCGGTACGATTCGAAGTGGTCCCAAATCGCCTGCACCGCATCCCATTCCTCTTTGGATAGGCTGTCGAGCACCGGCTGCACCTGCGCCAGCGTCCAGCCCTCACCGCCCAGCAAGCGCTGCAGGTTGGACTGGTTGCCGACGTTGAGCGCGATGGCGATGCGCGACTCGCGGTTCAGGCTGCGGTTGATGCTCGGGAAGTATTGGCCCTTGCCGCCCATCCGACCCAGCTTGAAAACCGGGTCGAGGATGGCCGACAGCTTCGTGGTGGCCTCGGCGCGCATGGACGTTTCCATGTCGCCACGCTCGTTGGCGCTGCGAACGAAGTATTCCCACACCGGGCCGCCGTCGCGGCCACCGTCGAGGATACGCGCCCAGGTCGCGGCCTTCACGTGCGCAGCGAAGAAGCGGCGCATGGACTGCGCAAAGCGGCCCAGGTTGGTGGTCGGCGTGCGCGTGTCGGCCTGCCGCTCGCCCGCGTGGTCCTTAATGCTAGCCGCGATTTCGTCGCGCACGGCCTCGTACTCGCGCTGGTCCTTGGCCGTGAGCAGCTTGTGCTTGAGGCGGGCCAGGTGCTCGATTTGTTTGACCGTGTCGCGCAGGCCGCGCAGTTGCTCGACCGTCATGTCCTTGTACGACTGGCGGCCGGCTTCGGCCAGCAGTTCGGGCGGGATGTCCGGCTCGAAGCCCTGTTCGCGCTGGCTTTCCGCCCATTCCAGCAGCGACTTGCGACGGTCGATGGCTTTGAGCGACTGGCCGCTGCGCAGGTCGAAGCGCGCGAGCAACTGGTCGATTTGGTCCAGATACTCGGCGTCCAGGTTCTTGCGCGTGCCCTCGGTGTCGAACTTCTTGAAGTAGCCGAGCGCCTTTTCCACCTCGTCCTGCGCCGCGTGCGCGGCGCGGTCGGCGTAGGAGTTCACGAGCTGGTTGCGCTTCTCGACGGCGGCGGCCTGGATGTCGCCCTTCTTGAAGGCGGCATCGGCGGCTTTGGCGGCGCGCGCTGCCGCGGCGCTGTACTGCGCGGGGCGGATGTCGCGCACCTTGAGCCGCGCGATGGTGGCCTCGGCGAACTGCTTGGCAGCGCGCGGCAGCGTGGCCACGGTGATCCTGCGGCCACTGACGTTCGTGCGCCCGGTATCCTCGCGCGCGTCCATGGCCTTCTCGAGCGCGGCCAGTTCGGCGGCCACGAAGCGCGTGCGCGCCTCGTCGTGCAGCGCCTCGTCGGCGGCGCGCGCGATGGCCTGCTCGTCCGTCAAGTCGCCGTAGCGCTCAAGCATGCGCTGGTCGGTGAGCGCGTCGATTTTCTCTTTCGCCGACGGCTCGGCCTTCATGGCCTTTTCCAGATGGTCGCCCGACGTGAAGCCGAACATTTCAGCCAGTACATCAGGGTGTACCTCGGGCAGCGCGTCCAGCTTCGGGCGCGGGTTAGACTGTTCCCATTCCAGCGTGAGTCGGTCGGCTTCCAGTTCCATGGCCCGCTTGTTCTTGGCGAGCAGTTGGCCCTTCTTCAAGCCGGTGGCGTCAGGGTTATCGGCCAGCAGCTTGGCCTTCAAGTCGGCCAGGGTTTGCGCGCGGAACGCGTCGCGGTTGTCGGCCCATTGCTGCTGTTCCGTGCGCGGACGTACCGGCGCCGGGTTGGCCTCGACCCACGCCGCGCGCTGATCCTTAGGCTGCGCGTCGCGCTGCTCGCGCCACGCGACCATTGCGGCGGTATGCTCGGGGAACGGGTCGGGGCGCTTGCGCAGCTCGGCAATGTAAGAACGGGCCTTGTTCACCGGCTCGGCCGTGACCTCGGCCTCGACCTCGGCGCGCACGGCCTTGCGCTTGGCCTCGGCCTCGCGCTGCAATTCTTTGATTTTGCGCGTCTTCGCGTTCGACAGCCATTGCATGTCGCGCAGGCTACGCGACTCGAGGTCGTGGATGGCCGATTGCGTCGCGTCCTGGCCGAGCGACTGGTAGCGCAGCCACTCGTCGTCGCTCATGAATTCGGGCTTGGTGGCGAACAGGCCGCCGTAGCCGCGCACGGCCTCGGCTTCCTGGATGGCCTGCGTGGATGCGAGCATGCGGTCGAACACGCCGCGCACCTCGTCGTTCAACGTGACGTTCAGTTGCGACAGCGAGCGGTACACGTTGAGCAGCCACGCGCGGAACCGCTGGAACATGCTGGCCAGTTCGACGCTCGGGGCTTTGCCTTCGAAGAGGTACGCCTCAAAGCCGCGCGCAAACTGCTCGTGGTGCTCGCGCTTTTGCTCGATGTCGTAGCCGTTCCACGTGGCCAGGTCCGGCACGCCGAACCATTTGAGCACGGCGGCCATGTCGTCCTTCACGCCTTGCGGTGCGTCCTCGCGCGCGGCCATGTCGGCCAGTACCTCGAGGTAGAAGTGGCCCGACTCGTGCAGAAACGTGGACAGGTCCGCGCGCTGCAGCAGGGTGATGACCGACGGCGTTTGCGTGATGTCGTCGCCCAGCGTGATGGACCCACGGGCGCCTGCCGTTGCATCCTGGTTGTATCGCTGAACCGGCCGGGTCTCGCCTTCGGCGTTCACGTAGTTGCCGCCCCGCGCGACCGGGTGTCCGTTCTCGTCCGCGGCGCCCGCGCCGTACCAGCGCCAGAACGACAGTTGCTCGCCGAACTCGCGGCCGAGCAGCCCGCCCTCGCTATTCGTGATGGGCCGGCGCACGCCGTCCACCTCGATGGTGCGCGTGGACTGGTTGGGCGAATCGCTCGGCGCGTAGGGCATGCGCCCGGCTTTCGCGTCCAGGTCGATGAGGCGCACGCGCGCGGTGGTGTCGCCGGCATACTTCTGCGCCGACAGGCGGTGGTGACCGTCCTGGATGTACAGCAGGCCATTCGAGTGCACGACGATTGGCAGGCCATGCGAGTCGTCGCGCGGCTTCTCGAGCCCCTGGCGCGTGATGCGTGGTTGTGATGCGTGCAGGTCGGCGATGGAAACCGTGGCCTCGGTCGGTTTGTCGCGTCCGATGGGTCGGTCCACCTTCTTGCGGTCCACCATCGGAAACGGCGACTCGCCGAAGTCAATGACTGTGCCGTCATCCCAGGTCTCGGACTCGGTGACGCGAAATTCTTGGTCCAGTGTCTTGGCGCCGACCAGCCGCTCGGCGCGCACCTGCAGCGGGTAGCGTTCTGCCATTTGCTCGGGGGTCAAACCAACTTTGGCCCCCTGCACGGCGTAGAAGTTCCCGAGCATGTCGGCATAGGTGCGGTTCACATCCGGCGTGAAGCGGCCCGCCGCGTTCAACTGCTCGAGCATCTGCGCGCTCACGGCGTCGCGCGACGCCTTGAACGTGTCGTCACCCTGCTTAGCGGCGAGGGCGCGCTCGACCTCGGCGTGCAGCTCGTCGGCGTGCGACTGCATGAAGGTCTGCGCCTCGACCTGCGACATGCCGCCCGGTTCGGTGCGCAGGTGCGGAATGAGCGATTGCGCGAGGTCGGTGCCGGCGATGCGGCCGGCGAATTCCTCGACCGGGATGCGGATGTCCCCGCCGGTTGCGTGTGCCTCGTTGAACTGCTCGGCCACTGAGGGCGAGACTTCGGCCAGCGCGTTCACGTCCACGCCCGACTGCGCGAGCGTGCTGGCGCTGATGTACACGTCCGACACCGGACCGTCCTCATTGGCCTGACGTACGAAGTTCTCGAAGGTGGACACATCGCGCTGGCGCACCTTGCTCGCTTGCGCCAGGTCGCTCATCTGCTGCAGCGCTTGCGCAGCATGTTCAGCCTGCGCAGCGGCGCGGGCACGCTCATGGACGCGGGCGCCCGCAGCGCTGACCACCTCGCCCGGTGTGCCGATGAATTCGCCGAAAAACTCGGCGGCGATGCTGCCGGCGTCAAGGTCTTGGCCAGCCGCCAGTTCTCCGCCCGCTTCGCCCGCTGCGCCGAGCGCGCCCTGCACGGGCGCCTGCAGCGCGATGTTGGCCGCCTCGCGCGAGAGCGGCTTCGTCGCCAAGCGCGCAGGCGCCAACGACTTGCCCGCCATGGCGCCACTGACCGCGTCCACGGCGCCGACCACGGCGGCGTGCGCGAATGCGCGCCGCCCGACACGCTGCATGAGCGCATTGTCCTTCACCGCCGCCGTAATCGCGTCTGGCTTGGCGATGTCCACGCCCTCACTTTGCATCGCTTCCAGCACGCTCGACGCGTAGTCGGTGGCGAACGAGCCCCCGCCCATCGCTGCCGCCACGCCCACCGGCCCCGCCGCCATGCCAGCAGGCACCGCAGCGACCATGCCGGGGAGCGACTGCGGGAGGCTTTCAAGGCCCACAGATGTGATGAACGACAGCGGCTTTTCCTTGAAGTTTTGCCAGAACTCGGCGAACGATTTGGATTGCAGCGCGGCCGACACGACCAGGTCTTGCGGGATCGCGCGCTTTTCGACTTCGAGCTTGGCGATGTTGCCGGCCTGCTGGCCGGCGGTCGCGCCGAGCGCATCGCGCAAGGTGGTGCGCTGCTCGGGCGTCATCCACTGCGCGCCGAACACGTCGTCGGCCATCGCGATGGAGCCCGGCTTCGCGCCGGCCGCGAGCAGCCGCTCGGTCTTGTCCAGTTCGGCCAGCCCGTTGGCGTTCGCCCGCATGCCGGTGGCCGACAGACTTTGCTGCAGTCCGCGCCACCCGCGTTTAAGCGCGCCGGTGGCCTGCTCGATGAGCGACAGGTTGTTCGCGTCGTCGTGCGCGAGCTTGGCGAAGTCGGCGTCGGTGAATGCCTGACGCGTGACCGGGGCGCTGGCCGTGGTCTCGTCCAGTTGCTTGAGCTTGGCCGCGCGCTCAGCGTCGGCCGGCAGCGCGTCCACTGCGGGCGGCGGCACGCCGAGGTACTTGGCCACACGCAGGCGGGTCGATACCTGCTCGGGATTCGCGTCGATGGCCTGCGTGGCGCTGGCACGGAACTGCGCGTCGCGCGCGGTCTCATCGCGCTGCAGGATGTCAACGTAGGGGTTCGCCGGTTCCGCGCTGCGCCCTTCGAGGATGTCGGTGTATTCGTTATTTGGCATTCGGAATCAGGCCGGCGGCCGGCGTTTGGCGGCGCAGGTACAGCCGCCGCACGTTGTCCTCGGTGGGCGCATAGGCCGGGTTGCTCGGGTTCTTCGCGTACATGGTCTTGAGCGCGTCCACGATTTTGCTGCGCTCGGCCTGCGGCACGATGACGCGCCGCGCCTGCTCGGGCGTCATCTGGATGACCGGCACGGCCGTAGAGCCGAACCACCACGAGTTATCCACGGACACCTTGCGCGCCATTTCCTGCCGCATGAGTTCCTGTTTCTCGTCTCGGGTCAGCGGCAGCTTCTTCTGCTGCTGGGCCATGTCGATCAGCGTTTCCACTCGGTACTTGAGTTCGCCCAGCGCGCGCTTGTCGTCTTCGGACTTGTTGTTCTCGTACGGCTTCAAGCCCATCGAGTCGGCGATGTGGTTGAAGTCCTCGGCGTCGATGCTGGCCGACATGCGCGCCTCGGTCGAGGCCAGCGCGCGCTTCTTCTCGACCAGGTGCCCGGTGAGCTGGTTGCCCAGCACCGGCAGCAGCGCCTGCACCTGCGAGTCGGTCATCGAGGCCAGCGTGTTCGGGTCGCTGTAGACGAGGTACGCCCCGAAGTTGCGACGCGCCATGGCGGCCTCGGCCCGGGCGCGGTCTTCTTCGCTGCGCACGGCCAGCATGTGCGCGCGGTCGGTGACGTGCTGGATGATTTCGGTCTGCTTGGCGCCGGGCAGGGCCATGAACTCGGGCATGCGCTGCAGCGCGGCCAGTCCCTTGCCCTGGCCGTACGCCTGCATGACCTTGTTGATGTTGCCCGCGCTGCGCTCGGCCTCGGATGAATTGAAGGCGGCGGCGCGCTCGCGCAGTTCGGTGATGGTGGCCTTGGCCTTGAGCGGGTCGGCTGCGTACTTCTCGCGCGCGGCGGTTTCCATCTTGTCGAGCTCGACAGGCTGGCCGTCGGCCTTCGGACCGAATTGCGACCACAGTTCGTCGGCGCTCTTCGTGGCGGCCAGCGCGTTGCCTGAAATTTTCAGCTTCTCGGTGGCGTCCGCGCGCGCCAGCCCCGTGAACTGGTCTTTGTATTTCTCAAAGTAGGCTTGCGCGCCGGCCGTATCGTCGCGTTCCATCAGTACCTTGAGCGCGTCGGCGTGCGCGCGGCTCACGGTCTCGGCCTGCAGCGCCGCGATTTCCTCGGCGCTCTTGCCCTGCATCTTGCCGGCGTTGTACACGGCGCGCTGCAGCTCGGCCACGTTATCGGTGACGTTCTTTTCGTTGAGCGGGTCGAGCGCGATGGCGTTGACGGCGGTTTTGGCCGTGCCTTCCTGCACGGACAGCTTGTAAGCCTGGTATTGCTGGCTGAGGTGCTGCTGCGCCTGCGCGCGCAGCGACAGCGAAATGTCGTTCGCCTTCATCTGGAAGGCGCGGCGCTGGGCGTCGTTGCCCAGCGAGTCGGCAATCTGCGACAAGCGCTGGTCCAGCTTCTCGCCGTACTCCTGGTCCAGCGCTTTGCCGTCAGGGCGGTTGAGTGCGGCGTCGCCCTTGAGCGAGGCGAAGCCCGATTGCTGGTTGAAGGTAAGGTCGAGCGCGGCGGCCTTGGCCTGCGACAGCGCGTCGTCCACGCGCACCGCATTGGCCTCGTTCTGCATGTCGATTTGGATGCGCGCGGTGGCGTCGCCCAGCGAGGTCAACCCCTTGCCGAGCTGGTCCATTTCGCGGGCGCCTTCGCCCAGCATGGCCGCGTTGGTGCTCGCCGCCTGGCGAACGGCGGGCAGGGCGGCGGGAGAAACCTGCGGCGCGTTGCCGTACTCGGGGACTCTAGGCACCTTTCACCCCCGACTTGTTCATGGCGTACCACGAGGTCGCCACCTGGCCGGAACTGCCGAGAAGCGAGAGGAACGCCGCGTTGCCCGGGCTGATGCTGTCGGCGCTTGCGCGCGCGTTGTAGGCCGCGTCCTTGTAGCCGGTGGCCTGCGTGCGGTAGCCCCACGCGGCTTTGAGCGCGTTGTCGCGCGCGGTGTTCGCGTCCACGGCCGACAGGTAGTCGGTGGACGTGAGCACGTCGTTGGCGCTGCCCTGCGTGGTGTCGATGCCGTTGGCGGCCATCGACGCGCGCTGGCTGGACTTGAGCGCGGTGGCCTGCATCTTGATGGCCTGCTCTTGCACGCCGCCCTGGTAGATCGCGTCCTGCGCGTTCCACTCGGCGAGCTGCGCGTTGTTGTCCGCCACCTGCGAGTTGTAGAGCAGCGTGGTCTGCTGGACCTTGGCCTGCTGCTCGGCGCCCGCCGCGCTGGCCCCGGCGCCGGCCGCCATGAAGAGCAAGGGGTTACACATCGTCGGCTTTCAATTCGAATCGGTAAAAGGGCATCCGCTGCGGCCCGTATGGCGTCGGTTCGTCGGCCACTGCGAAGCCCAGGCGCTTCAACCACCGGATGCTGTTGGTGTTGCGCGCGTCAACGTAGTTCACCAGAACCGGATACAGCCCCAGAGCGAGGTCACGATAGCCGAGGCAAACACGGGTAAGCACACCCCCGCGCCGTTCGAGCACGCGGGTGCCCAAGAGCCACGGCGAGCCGATGCCGCCCACGAGCGACACCGGGGCGACGCCGCCCAGCAGCGCCAGTTCGCCGTCCACTTCCATGGCCCAGCGGTGCGGCGACACGGCGAGCGCATGGCGCACCGCCTCGTGCGGGTCGCCCCCGTGGCTGGCGTCGATTTCCTGCCGGTCGAGCGCTCGCAGGTTGGCCACCAGCGTGGCGATGTCCTCGCGCCGCGGGGCGCGCACCCGCACGTCAGCCACCGACGGCCGCCTCGATGGTCATGGCGGTGACGGTCAGCGGCAGCGGGTCGGTCTGCCGCACGAACACCTTGCCCGAGGCGTTCCAGCTCGATGACAGCATGACCTCGATTTCGTCGGTGACGAGCGCGGGCGGCGCGCCGTACACCTCAGTCGTGCGCTGCTTGTACTCGCGCAGGTTGTTGGCATCCGGCCCGGCGAACACACCCGACGAGCGGTACACGCGCAGGAACACCTTCGATACGTTCTTCGGCCGCCCCTGGCCGAAGGCCGGCGCCTGGTCGTAGGCGAGCGGCAGCGTTTCCAGGTCGGCCGTGATCGGCAGGCCGATGGTCACTTTGCTGGCCGGCTCGACTAAGCTGATGGCACCGCCCACGACGGTCTCGGGGGGATGCACGGCGCCGTCGGCCAGGATGGCGACGGTCTTGCCCTCAAGGTGCGACAGGCCGGAAATGGTGCTGGCCGGGGCGCCCTCGTAGGTCAGGCCGCAGTCCACGAAGAACGCGTCGGCCAGGTCATCGAACTGGCGCGAGTGCATGCGCTCGACGTAGCGTTTTTGCACGCCGTTGATGGTGCGGTTGACCACCACGTACAACGCGTCCTCGTTGCCCTCGGTGACCACGCACACCGATTCGAACACGCCGTCGGTGTCGTGCCGGTGCCAGCCGGCGACCTTCTGCTCGGGCACGTAGGTGAGCCCCAGCAGCGTGCCGTCGCTCGACACCGCCCACACCACGGGGTAGGGCGTGCGCGCGAACGCGAGGTCGCTGATGGTCTTGAAGTCGAACAGGTGCGGCGCCATGAGCGACACGTCGGTGTTGCTGTAGCCGACCGCGCCCGTGGCGCTTTGCGTGTACACCAGTTCGCGCAGCCGCCCGCCCTTGGCCGCCGGGTAGAGCAGCGATGAGCCGGTCACGACCGGCTGCACGTTCGATGCGCCCACGTAGGTGATGGGCTTGACCTGCAAGCTGGTCGGGGTTAGCGCGTCGGAATTGACCGACGTGACCTTCCACTCGGCGCTGGACGTGAGCAGGATCAGTTCGGACAGCGGGACGATGTGCCGGATGCTGTTTGCCTCGCGCGCGGCGATGCGAAAGCTGATGGCGTCGTCGTCACGCACCGGAATCGACGCGGACAGGTTCGATTCGGTGGCCGAGCGCGTGAGCCAAACATTTTGCGGCTTGTTGGCCGTCGCGGCGAAGGTTCGCCGCTGCTCGTAGTACGACACCGCGCCCGGGTAGTTGCTGGCGCTGCTGAACGGATTGGACAGTTCCGGCGGCGTGCGCGACACATCGGGGATGATGTTGTCGTCCTTGAACGTCAGTTCGCTGGTCTGCCCGATATAGCCGAACAGGCCGTTGGACTTCTTGTAGATGTTGTAGCGCGTGGCGCTCGTGGCCGCCGACCAGGTGACGGTGTTGTACGCGCCGTCGAGCGCGAGGTCGTTGTTGGCCGTGCAGGTGCCCGAGGCGACCGACTCTTCGAGCGTGTCCGCAGCCAGCGACGTGATGACGTAGACGTGGTCGATGGGCGAGGCGGTGCCGGTGCCGGCGGTAGCTGCGGCGGCCTGCCCGGTGGGCGCGTTGATGCTGGGCACGAACGAAATGGTCGTCAACGTCCAGTTCGTCGCGCCCAGCCGGCGCAGTTCGCGCGGCGCGTAGTTTGGGTGGGTGATGGTGAGCACGTCGGCCGACTGCACGAAATGCAGGTCGAAGAGGTCGGCTTCAACGTAGGGCGTGACCACCTCGTACGGTGCGCTGCCCGACAAGAGCGTGCCGCCGAGCGTATGGAACCGAACGTAAAACTCTCCGAATTCCAGCGCGAAGGTCTGCGTGGTCGAGTAGGCGAACGTGACCAGCCTTGTGCGCTTGGCGCTGTTCTTCACCTCGAGCACGAACTCGGTGCCCGGCCTGTTGGCCGCAGGCCCGTGGGGCAGGGTGATGAAGTTGCGGCAGGTGGAAAGGCCGGTTTGGTAACTGGCCAGGTCGAGCCGTCCGTAGAGCTCCGGCGTGATTTCGCCGGCCGCGAACGAGCGCGACAGGGTGCGCGGGTTGCTCATGCACACCCCCGTGCGGCAAGGCTGGTTGGCGCTGAGTCACGCGCGGCGATGCTCGATGGCGTGAAGTCCGCGCTGCCCTTCTGCATGTTCGCGTCCGAGCTGGCCGCGCGCTGGAACTGGCCGGTGAAGGTCTGGAAGCACGCGCGCCCGGCGGACACGCCCGAGTCGCCCTTGATGATGGGGCCGGCCAGGTACGAGGCCAGCAGCCACGACAGCGCATCCACGAAGAGCGGCGTGTACTTGGTGGTATCGGTCACGCGCGCCACGTAGCGCAGCACCGGGTTCTCGGTGTTGGTGTAGATGACCACGAGCCCGCTGTCCAGCGACTCGACCGCGTAATCCTCGCTGTCGGCGGTGTCCAGCGTGCCCGGCGCGACCACCGCGATGGGCTTGACCATGCCGGCGGGCGCCGCGTACGCGTAGGACCATGCGGTGTCGATGTCCTCGGCCAAGAGTGCCGGCTGCGCGCGGCGCGTGGCGAACGACCAGTTGTGCATTTCGAGCAGCGAGTCGCGCGCCACGGGGTAGAAGCGTGCGCAGTGCTCGGCCTGCGCGCTGCCCTCGGGCGGGTCGATGCTGGACACGTTGGCGCTGTCGCCCAGGTGGGACAGCGCGAGGTTGCAAATGTCGAGTGCGGAAGCCACGGGGCCACCTCCAAATAAAAACGGGGGCGCGATGGCCCCCGTTGCTGCGAGTGATGTGCGCCGGCCGGGGCTTACGCCAGGTCGCCGCCGTCGCCTTCCGGCTTGCCGGCTTTGGTCTTGCCTTCCTTGACCAGTTCGATGTTGTCGCCGAGGCGCATGTCCACCTCTTTGCCGTCCACCTTGGCCTTCGGGAAGGTGGTTTCGAACTGTTCGCCGGCCTTCACCACGCGGTTCTCGTGGGCGAGCAGCGTGTCGCGGGTTGCGATGTACTTAGGCATCAGTCACCCCTTACGCGACCGAGAAGCCGCTGGCGTAATACTGGAAGCCCGGCGGCAGGGTGTCGGTCACGTAGCACGTGAACTTGCCGGCGGTCAGCGGGCCAGTGGCCACGGTGTACTGGCAACCCAGGTAACGCTGGCCGACAGGCTGTGCGGCCAGAATGGCCGGGTCGATACGCTGGGCGAACAGCTTGCGCCCCGCGGTCAGTTCGGCCTTCCCGATGGCGTCGGTCTGCGCCACCACGGTGGGCGACGACAGGTCGGCGGCGGCCGAAGTGACAGCCTGGAACGTGACGGTGGCGGCACCGGCGGCGGTGGCGGTCTGGTCCACACCCCACACCAGCCACAGACCACGGCCGGGGCCGAGGTCGCGGTTGGTGCCGAGGTCGATGGTGTTGGTCGAAACCGCCGTGGCGGTCACGGCCTGCTGGTTCGACAGTTGGGTCAATGCGTCGAGCATCATGATGTTGGTGTCCTTTCTTACGAGACCAGGGTTTCAGCGATGCCCAGGCCGTCCACGCCGCGCACCGGGATGCCCATGAACTTGAGCGTGCGAATCGAGGTTCCGAACTGCGTGAGCGCGTCTTCGATCTTGAGCACGTTCTGCGACTTCTCGAGCGCCTGGATCATCAGACCTTCCTGGATCGAGCGGTTCGTGTAGAACGCTGCGCGGCCCATGTTGAAGTTCGGGATGCGTGCGATGGCGCGGGTCATCAGCTTGATGAGGTTGGTGCTGGCGGTGGTCGCCTGCGTGCCGGTCACGCCGATCCAGTCGGACACGTCGATGTTCGCAATGCGAACCACGTAGCGCCAGTCCTTCACGACCAGGCCGCAGTCCCACTGGAACAGCGATTTGGCGGCCTGGTAGTAGTTGCCGCTCGCGTCCTGCACGTCGGCGATGCCCAGGTCTTTGTTCTGTACGCCGCCCTTGCTGCCCTTCGGGAAGGTGCCGAACACGGTTTGCTCGCCCCACACGACCAGGTAGATGGACGCGTTGTCGGAACCCGAGCCGCCGGCCAGCAGCACGTTGCCGCCGTTACCCGCAGTGGTCGAGCTGTAGCGCGTGGCCAGACCCGTGAAGGTCTTCATGTCGGTGCCGACGTTGCCGTTGAACAGCTTGCCGGTCATTTCCTGGTTCATCGCTTCCAGGAACGGCGATTCTTCCGACAGGCGGTACGCGGCGCTGTTGCCGTTCAGCTCGAGCAGCTTGGCGTCGATGTGGCTGCGCGCTTCCATCATCGCGCACGGCTCGGTCACTTGAGCGGTGGTCGATTTGGAAGTCGGCACGCCTTGGTTGTACGCACGCCAGTAGACCGCCGGCAGGCCGGTGCGGACCGTGACGACGTGGCTGGTGGGCTGGTTGGCCTCTTTCCAGACGATGTCTTCCAGAATGTCGTTCTGCTGGGACAGCAGCTCGACAATCGGGTCCACCTTGCCGTCCGGCCCGAGGCGCTTGGTGATGTCGGCCAGGGTCAACTGGCCGGTTGCGAGAGTCGCCATGTTTCAGTTCCTTTTCACGGGTTCATGTTCGGGTACATCCGCTGCGCCGTGGACTGCACGGGCGTGGCGCCCGGCTTACCCGCGACGAGGCGGTCTTCACTGATTGCCGTACCGGCCTTGAACAACATCCGAATGATTTCGGGGTGGTTGCCCAGGCCGGACTCGTTCAGCAGCGTTTTCAGTTCCGGCGAGCCGAAGGTGTCCAGCGCCTTCTTGGCCGTGGCGAGGTTTTCCTGCAGCTTGTCGCCGCCGAACTCCTTGTCGGCCTGCGAATCCGCTGCCCACTTCGCCGCGGCCTCGGTCAGCGCCGTGGCCTGCTGTGCTTGCCATTTCTGCGCGAGCTTCGCGCCCAGGTCGGCGACCTGCTGCGCCTTCTCTTGCGGCAGGTTCAGTTCCTTGGCCAGCGCCTTGAACTCGCCCGTTACCTCGGCGTCGAGGGTGACGCCGTCGGGCGCCTTGAAGTCCTCGTACTGCTCAGGCGCGCCGGCCGGCTTGTCGCCGTCGGTTGCGTCCTTGCCGTCGCCGGACTTGCCGTCGTCGGTTGCGCTTTGGTCCTGCGCTCCCGCGGCCGGCTGACCGTTGGCTTCGGTGCTCGCTTGCTGCTGTTGCTTTGCATCGGGTTGCGCCCCCGTGTTATCGGTGGCGCCCGGTGCAGGTTGCGACGAGGCGGTGGCATTGTCAGGTTGGCCGCTCGTTACAAGGGTCTCGGTCGTCATTCGTGTTCTTTCGCAGGTTCTTTGGACTCGGCGACCATCGCGGCGTACTGCTCGGGGCAGTGCTCGTTGATGAGCGCGGTGAGCCAAATGCCGTAATTGCGCATGCCCTCGCGGAAGAAGGTTTCGCTGTTGCCGGTAAAGCTGGTGCGGTACATGCCCGCCTTGTCCAGCATCCGCCACACCAGCCGGCGCCCCCACGCGTGGGTCATGAGCTGCTTGATGTCGGTCGCTTCGTTCTCACGTGCCAGTTGCTCGCGCGCTTCGGCTTGCGCCTTGGCTTGCTGCTGGCCGTGGATGTCGAAGGGGTCGTACTTGCTCATGCACGGCACGATAAGCGCGCCGCGCGACGGTATGCACACCCCCCGTCAGGCGGTGGTGCTGTCGGTGATGATGCCTAAGCCGGCCAGGGCGGACAGCAGGCTCGCCAGCGCTGCGTTACCCCCGCGCGAGCCGGTCACGGCCGGAGCGGTGTTCGTCGTGCTGTCCGTGGCAAGGCCGAGTGCGACAAGCTGCGCGACCGCCGAGGCAATGGCCGCGTTGCCGTTTCTGTTGCCAGTGATGGCTGGCTTGGTAATCGGCGTGGTGTTGTAGAACCCGACTTTGCCGCCCCGGTGCGCGAAGTCCTGCGCGACGGCGAGTGAGCCGCCCGCCGTCATGGTGTCGGTCGTCGTGCCAAGCAGCAGATTACCGGCCATGTAGTTGATGGCCGTGCCGTCCAGGTACAGGTTGTACTTGCCGGCGCCGGACGAAACACGCCCGCGGTAGCCGTAGTTAGACGCGCCGCTCGTGAGGTCGTCCACGTCCACGCCCATCTGCGCGGTGATGGTCGAGCCCGCGCCCTTGGTCACGTTCTTAACGCGCAAGCCGCGCACTGCGGGAACGGTGAAGGCCGCGGCCTGCGTCGCGCCCTCGGCACTGTACTGGTCAAACTCGGTGGTGGCCGAGCTGCTGGCGGTCGAGCGCACGCGCACACCGGCCTGCGAGGCGCCGGTCGTGCTGGCACCCGTGGCGATATTGAGCGCGGCGTCGGTGGTCGGCGAGGCGCCGATGCCTACACGCAGGTCAAAGCGCCCGGCCTTCTTCGCTCGAAAGCTGGTGAACTGGCCCGGCCGCGGGTCGCGGTTGCCGACGACCTGGCCCTCGGCGAAGCCGGATTGCAGGCGGGCGTCGTAGAACCGGGGCGTGGGCATAGGTCAGTGTTGCGCGCGCATGGCGGCCACGTTGTTGGCGACCACGGCGATGTACAGCGCCACCAGCAGGAACAGCACGATGGTGGGCAGAGGGGTGAAGTTCACCAACAGCACTAGGGCCAGCTTGACGCCGACGATTGCAGGCCGCATACCGAACCGGCGAATAGCCGCAGCCATCAGCGGGTTGCGTTCCACGCCGCCCGCGGTTATGACACGTTCAGTGGTGTAGCCGTCCAGTGCTTGCAGCAGATTGAACACGACGAGCAGAATGGTGTGCATTGCGATCCTCGTTCTATTTGGTTGGCTTCAAGTAGTCATGTGGCGGGGTCTTGGCGAAGCGCACGGCCTTGATGGTCGTCTTGCCATCGACCAGGGCGCGCGTGACGCGGTGCCATCCGTCCATGATGAAACCCTCTTCATCCAGGATGACCGGATGCGAGGTGTCCACATCGAGCACGCGGCGCATGTGGCGGGCGAACTCGTACGGCGATTCAATCGGGTGCCAAACGTGGGCGCCCGCGTAGATGGCTGCGAGCGGCAGGTCGAACGGCTCAAGACCGCGTGCACGTTCGATCAGATTTGCAACGGTCCAGACCTTGTCGTCCGCAGTGTAGGTGTTGTCCTCAAGGTTGCAGCCGTCAATCGGCACGACGGGATAGCAGCTCATCAGGTGTACCCCGTCAGGTTGTGCATCACGTCGGTGAGCGCGTTCTGCCCGCCCGTGTCCGCGCCGGCCAGGTTGGCCGCGCTCTTGCTGGCCGACTCGGCCATAGCGGTCTGCTGCATGGCCTGCTGCTGCTGCGCGCGGTTCTTGCGCACGATGGCGACCTTGTCGCTGGCCACGATGAGCGAGGGGTCCACGCCGAGCATGTCGCTGTAGGTGTCGGCCCACTCGTCGGCGTCGAACTTGTCGAGCACGTCCGGCTTGACGGCGGCGACCTGGCCCAGCGACATGACGAAGCGGTCGATGCCGTTGGTGCCAATCGCCCGCTGCGCCTGCGCGAGCATGGACACGAATTCGACCGACAGTTCGTGCCCGTGCAGTTCCTTGGGCGGGGCGGGCAGGATGCCGGCCTCGAGCGCCTGCATGAAGGTCAGTTCGATTTTCGGGTCCAGCAGCTCGTTGTGTTGACGCTCGAGCACGGGGCCGAGCATCAGCAGCTTTTCCTCGTGCCGCTCGGCCACCTCAGTGGCGGTCATCTGCCCGCGCTGGGCGTCGTTCATCGCCAGCATCTTGAACAGGTCGGCGTAGAACACCGCGTTGATGCGCTCGCGCACGTCGCGGATGTCCTCGAGCAGATAGGACAGGTTGAGGTTGACCTGGAACGCCGATTGCACCGCGCCCGGCCCGTTCACGTCGATGTACGAGGTGCCGCCGGGCAGGAAGTTGTGCATGCCGTTCTTCGCGCTCACGGGCAGGATGAGCGGCGGGTCCACCATCTTGTCGATGCCCTGCGCCTTGCGGAGCTGCTGGTGCTGCAACTGGCGGATGTCGCCCAGCGCCAGCATGCTCGGGCTGATGCCGTAGGTGTCGCCGCCCCAGGTGGTCCAGCGCGGCGCCAGTACGCGGAAGGACTTGAAGCCCGACTCGCGCAGGTACTTGTCGTCGTTGCCGCCTTCCTCGAAGTACAGCGAGCGCCACGGCATGTTTTTCGCGTCGCGCTTGGTCGGGTCGCGGTCCGCGCGCGGCTCGATGACGTGGATGATGGGCACCTTGGTGTCGAGCGCGCCGCTGTCGAAGAGGCCGCGCACGGTCACGCTGCAGGCTTCAAGGCCGAATTCCTTTACCAGTTCGGCCACGGTCTTGACGCACTTGCGGTACATGCAATCCACTTCGCCCTTGTAGTTCGTGGCGAGGCGGTACTCGCCGGCCGTGAGCGGGTAGTGGTGGATGACGCTTTGAAAGTCCTCGGCCACGATGGACACGGCCGTGCCGTAGGCGCCCAATTCCTCGTACATCGAGTGCAGCGCGCGGTAGGTGTTGGACCGCGCGAAAATGGCCTGCAGGATGCGCGTCACGTCGTCTAGCCACACCTTGACCGGCGCGTACTTCATAAGGTCGGGGTCGGACGTGGACAGCCGGAACCACGGGCGGGCCGGGCTCGTCATGCCGGCCATCAGGCCAGCGGACAGCACGCCCAGCGCTTGCGTGCCGGTCGAGTCGTAAATGTTGTTGAACGACTTGGTGCCCGTGTTGCGCTCGCTCGTGGTGAAGCGGCCGGACACGGGCAGGATGAAGCGCGAAATGTCCTCGTACCGCGCGCGCCATGCGGCGAACTCGCTGTCCAGTGCAGACCAGCGAGCCAGGTATCGGGAGCGCGGTACGGTCTCGGCCATCGTGTTACTGGCCCAAAAGGGTATTGCGGCCCAGCGTGAGCGTGGACGGGTCGATGCCCGCCGGGCCGGTCAGGAAGGTGGACGCCGGGCCTGCGTTCACGCCCGAGGCGTTCGCATTGGCTGCGCCCATGGCCTTGGTGTCCGGCTGCTTGCCGTTGGCCTGCTTGCTCGGCGGTGCGGTGGGGCTTGTTGCTTGCGGCTGCGGGATGTCGGGCGCCATGGACTTGGCGGCCAAGTAGCCGCCGGCCAGCGCTGCAACGCCGTAGGCAATGGTAGTCGGTTCGCACATGATGGTCTGGTCCTAAGTCGTCGGCGGGACCAGTTCGCCGGCCCCTACAGATTTGCGTAAGGATTGTGTTCGCGTGCGTTGGCGGTATGCACACCCCCAATGCCAAGGCGCTCGAAGGTCGGCGTTTCCATGTTGGCCAGGATGACGGCCGTGGCACGGTCGGGCGACACGCCGATGCGCTCGAGGATTTCTTGCCGCGATTCCACGTACACGGTCATGCCCTGCAGCCGCCACTTCGGTGCGCACAGTTCCTTTGCCAGTTCCTTGTCCGGCGGCAGTGCAATGCCCGTGTTGTTGGCCGGGTCCAGCGCCTCGCGCATCTGCCACCACAGTTGGCTGCGCAGGTTGTAGAACGACAGGCGGCCCGACTTGTCCTTGGCCGTTGCCTTCTCGGCCACGTTGACGCCAATGGCCGGCTGGTTGGCTTGCGCGAGGAAGTCGTAAGCGGACGCGCCCACGCCGATGACATCGACGTGCTGCGGTGCGCGGTCGCGGCTGGCGGCGATGACCAGCCCCGCCGTGGTGGGGCCGTCCGGCGTGTCCTTGCCCGGGTAGGTCAGCAGTTCATCGAACCACATGCCTTCGTGCCGGCGGCCAATGACGGTCTTGTCCTTGCCGCCGCGTGCAACGTCCACGCCCACGCTGTCCATGCGCGGCTTCCTGTCCAGTGGCTTCCAGCGCGCCATGGCCGCGTCCACCCACGCGGTCGGGATGACCTGCCACGGGTCGTCGCTGATGCCGGCCTGGAAGTCGCCGTACAGCATTTGCGAGCGCAGCGGCTCGGGAAGCGATTGCAGAGTGCTCATGTAGCCGCTCGCCATGTAGTAGGGGTTGTCGGTCAGGCGCGCGGGGATGAACGTCCTGGACTTAGGCTCGATGATGTCCTCGCGCCGGTAGTCGGCCGGGTCGAAGTCGTAGGTGACGCGTCCCTCGACCAGCACGAAGCGCTGGCCGGTCAGCGGCACGCCGTCGGAATCGGTCCACGTGTCGCGGCTACCGCCCTGGCCATCGGGCAGCATGGCCGCATACCGCAGCTCGCCCGGAGGGGTCGGGTACAGCGGGTGCTGCTTGTCGAGCCACGGTCCGAAGAAGTCGATGACCCAGCGACCCTCGGACGTGGTCGGCGGATTGAAGGTCATGAGCACGCGGGCGTGCAGCTTCGTGTTGCTTGAGCGGTTCCAGCCCATCGTGAAGCGCACTTGCTGCTCGCGCATTTCCGTGACCTCGTCGTACACCTTGAGGTCGTGCGGTCGGCCCTGCCAGCGGCGTTCGTCGCCCGGGTTGTCCAGGCCGCCGAACTCGCACAGCGCGCGGCCCGGGATTTTCCATATCGCCTTTTGCGAGTTGAAGCCATCGGTGGTGCCGAGGATTTCGGTCATGCGCTGGATGACGCCCTCGGTCTGTGCCTTCTCGCGCCGGAAGAAGACCGCGCGCTCGGCTTCGGTCAGAATGAGGCCGGCGGCCAGGTCGGTCTTGCCCCCGCCTGCGGCGCCGCCATAGCCCACGATGTCAGCGCGCGATGCCTTGGCGTGCGACTGCGGCCCGGGCAGCGGCTTCCAGATGGGCAGGCGCCGGGCCTTCTCGCGCAACAGCAACAGCAGCCGCTCGCGCGATTTGCGGTCATACGAGGTCGTCGCAGTCATCGGAAGGGGTAGACACCACCGGGGGCTCGGGAACGGCGCTGTGGCCGATCTGAGCAGCCAGTGAGGCGATTTCGGCCTCGAGGTCGTCGTCGCTGATGTTGCCCAGCGCTAGGTGGCCGGACATTTCGATGGACTGTTTTTCGCTGTAGCGGTTCGACCACTTGGCCAGCAGCTTGAGGCGCTGCTCCACGCGGTTCTTTTGCCAGGCCACGTGCCCGGCGTCCACCTTGTCGCCGTGCATCGTGGCCGTGCGCTCGGGCCGCTCGTCCACCATGTCGATGGTGTCCTCGGCAATGGCGTCGAAGCCCATGTCGCGGGCAACGGCCAACTGCTCGGCGAAGTCAGGGAATTGCAGCCGCCAGCCGTACACGGTGCGCCACGAGGGCATGCCGGGGTCGCGGCAAACCGCGCGCAGCGTTTCGCCGTCGGCGATGCGCGCAGAAATTTTGTCGCCAATGGCTTTGGTGTAGGTCGAAGGACGGGTCATAGCGGGGAAATCGTATGCGCGAAGCGTGCCGCTATGCACACCGTCACTCGCAGGTCTCGGTCTTCCGGCCACGAATGGTCCTGTAACGTGCAGCGGACTGGTTGCGCATTTCGTAACGGCAAATCTTCGCCACTGTGCGCTTGGACAGTTCGAACATTTTGGCCAGGCGCCGGTAGCCGATGTGTTCCTGCTCGTGCATCGCACGCATGCGCTCGACTTCCTCGTCGGTCAGCTTCGCCCGCGGGTGGTCCTCGCCCACGCGCAAGCCGGCCTCGTTCACCCCCACTATGCGTTTTTCCATTTGTATCTCTCCCATGCGCATGACCCACCCCCTTATTTGTAATTTTCTGCGACTTGCTCCGCTCAACCACCGGCCGGTCCGCGGTCCGCGATGGTCCTAGTGCCCAGCTTCTTATTTTTCCTAATATTTCTAATCTTCTTTTCTATATGCGCGATAAGTTGTAGACCCTAGGACCAATGAGGACCACGCGGACCAAACGCGGTCCATGCAGAAAACTGCACGTTCAGAACTGCCCCAACTTCTCCGCAATCCGCGGTTTTATGCGGATACCGTCGTAATACCGCTCGCGCGAACCCTCGACCCTCGGGCGGCGAACTTGCACGCCGGGCGTCGCAGCCCGCAAATTCCTGCCGAAGTTCTGCACCGTGCCGACGTGGTCACGGCCGTTCCAGCCGCACCACTCGCGCCAGGCGGCGTACAAGTCGTCCACCTGCACCTCGTAGGCGCCGCCGACATCGCACATTTCCGACACGAAAGTGCCGATGGGCGAATTGACCTCGGCCAGTTCATCGGCGGCGTCAACACCGGCCTTCGGCTGGATGAAGTAGCCGCGGGCGCGCAGCCGGTCGCGGCCGTCCAAGGCCCAGCGGAAGATGGCCGGCAACTCGGCCAATAGCCGCGATGTAAGCCCGTGGTCCTCGCGCCCGTAGAACGATTGGGACATGGCAAGGGTGATAAAGCGGCCCGCCAGTGCGCCCGACGCGTCACCGAGCTGCGGCGTTTCATTGGTCAGGATGACAAACCGGGCCGACATCGTGCCGGTCCACGAATCGGTGTGCTTGCGGTCCACCGTGATGCAGTCCTCGCCGGACACCATCAAGAGGCGTTCCACGATGGCCTGCGTGTTCGACTGTGCCGACACGCGCGCGTCGGGCACCAGCGCCACCAGCTTGTCAATGAGCGGCTGCAGGCCGAACTGCGTGGTGAGCGAGGTCAGGGTAGGCGATGCGATGTTGTTGCGGCCCAACAGTGCCGACAGCACGCGCCCGATGGTGCCCTTACCCGAGCGCTTAGGACCGATGAGCATAAACATCTTCTGCTGGCTGGTGTCGGCGGTCAGCAGGTAGCCGAACATTTCCTGCAGCGTTTCCTGCGACTCGGCGTCGCCCGGCCACACCTGGTCCAAGAACTTGAGCCATTCGGTCGGCTCGCCCTTGGTCTCCCAACCATAGGGCAGGGTGTTGAGCGTGAAGAAGCCGGCGCTGTGTGGGATCAGCGTGCGCGAGGGGATGTGCAGCAGCCCGTTGGCCACGCTCACCACCTCGCCTGCTTCCGGCCCCTTGTAGCCGGGGAACCAGCACGGCGGCTCGGCGCCCTCGACCAGCGCCACCGCCTTGAGCGCGTCGATGGCGCTGGTGACGTTCGACACCGTGGGCCGGAACGGCGCCGAAACCCACTCGGCTTTGCCGTCCTTACCCTCGACCTTCACCTGCTTGGTCGCGCCGTCCAGGAACCGCCACATGGCCGCGCGCAGCGACTCGTCGGGCTTCTCCAGGTAGCACGGGCCGGTGTGCTCGTACCACAGCCCGCGCGAACGCACCAGGCTCGCACCCTCGGTCGTCGTGAATTCGCGCTCGAGGAACGTGCGCGCCGTATTCATGATGTCCGACGGGACGAGCTCTACCTTGTCCTTTGCGGTCTTGGCGTTGAATTCCTTCTTGAGCCAGCGCGCGGTGATGTTGCTGCCGCGGTGGCGGCCGAACGACGCCCACTTCTCGCGCAGCGCTTCCTGCCCCGGGTAAGTCGCGCCCTTGCTGCTCCACTCGTCCCACAGCAGGAAGCCGTCTTCCTCGCCGTTGCGCTCGTGGTGGCAGGCCATGCCGACCTTGGCCCACGTGAGGTAATCGCTGTCGGGGTCCATGGACAGGACCATTTCGGCCATGTCCGCCATGCGCAGGCCCAAGGGCGGCGACACCATGAGCGGGTCGTCCGCTTCCCACTCGGCGCCAGCGGCCGGCGCCACGGGCGCGGCGTTGAAGCGCGTCGTGTAGAGCGCACGGGCCGCATCGTTGAGCGGCGCGACGGTGTCCTCGTTACCGACCAGTTCGCAAATGTCCAGCACGTTGCCCGTGATGGTCAGGAAGCCCTTGGCATGGAAGAACTCGACGCCGAACACGTCGGTGGCGCGCGACTTGCGGTCGGCGATCTGGCCGGCCATGAACGCACGCACACCCGTGCCCGACGGCGAGAACTCACAATAGGTGTCGGCCACGATGGCCTCGACCTCGGGCAGCACGCGGCCGTCCACCACGCAGTTGTCGAAGTCCAGGCCCACCAGGTTCCAGTCCGGCAGCATCGCAAGGCCCAGCCCGGCCCAGCGGCCCGACTGCAGCGCGGCGAGCGCCTTGTCGAACGTGGCCAGCCGGCGGCGCTCTTCGTCGGTGCCCTGCACCCCGAAGCGCTTACCGCCACCCACGTAGTACGGCACTTTGCGCGGCTTGGCCTCGCCGTCGTGTTGTTCGAACTTCCACACCAGCCAGCCCGGCAGGGCGCGCAGCGCGCTTGGGATATTGAGGGTCGGGGCGTTCATAGGAACACCTCCGCGACAGCACGCTCGATACGTTCCTGCTGCAGCGGCTCGTAAGCTGGGTTCAGCTCGCAGCCGAGATACTGGCGGCCAAGGCGCCACGCCTCGGCAGCTGTCGTGCCACTGCCCATGAACGGGTCGAGCACGATGTCGCCGGGGCGCGACCCGGCCAGGATGCACGGCTCAACCAAGGCAGGCGGGAACACCGCGAAGTGCGCCCCCTTGTACGGCCGCGTGGCGATGCTCCACACGCTGCGCCGGTTGCGGGTCTCCGGTTCGCCGGCCTCGGCTTTCGCTCGAGCCCGAGCGGCGAAGTCTGATAGCCCGGCCTTCGTTCGGTGCTTCTCGTCACCCTCGGCGTGCGCGGTCGCGCTGCGGTGGGTTTTGTTTCCGGGCGGCGCGGTGCTCACCGCCGGCTCTTTCATCGCCTCGCTGTCGAAGAAATACCGCTCTGATTTCGACAGCAGGAACACGTATTCGTGGGCCTTGGTGCAGCGGTCGCGCACCGACTCGGGCATCGGATTCGGCTTGTGCCAAATGATGTCCTGGCGCAGATACCAGCCGTCCGCGCGCAGCGCAAAGGCCAGCATCCAAGGAATGCCGATGAGGTCTTTGTGCTTGAGGCCGATTGCCGCCGCGTTGCGGGTCGGGTTGTATCCGGCATGGCGACCGCGATTGACGGGGGAACCGTTCTCGGCCCATCCACCTTTGCCACCGCCGAGTGTTTCGGCCGGTTGATGCGTGCCTCCACGCTGCGCCGCATAGCTATCGCCGATGTTCAGCCACAGCGTTCCGTCGTCCGCCAACACGTCGCGCACGCAGCGGAACACCTCGACCATCGCGGCGACGTATTGCTCGGGGGTTTCTTCGAGGCCGATTTGCCCCTCGTGGCCGTAGTCGCGCAGGCCGAAGTAGGGCGGACTGGTCACGCACATTTGCACCTTGACGCCGGCCATTGCCAGGTTGCGCAGCGATTCGCGGCAGTCACCGAAGAGAACGCGATTCATGCACCATCCGCTTCTGTCGCGGCTTGGCGGCTGCTGATGTACGCGTTAAGAGAAGACCGGCGCCAGCCGCTCGCGCGGTGCCCCACCTTGATGGGGCGCGGCAGCTTCTTGGTTTTGACCAGGTCGTAGAGCATCGTCAGACCGATGCCCAGGTAGGTGGCCGCCTCACGCGGCCGGAAGATGGGGTCGTCCATCGGGGGTTTCCTCGCTTTCTCGTTTTTGTCTGTGCGCTAACGCACGTTAGCGGACTTTAGCGAAGTGTAACCCCGGGAATTAAATTCCTCAAGTAAATTGATGATTTAGATCAAGGCGCGCAATCGCGTTTGTTGCTAAACGACGGTTGCCTCGTACAGCCACTTGCGGCCGGTGGGGTGCTTATCCTCGCGTGGCCTGTCTTCGCGCGACCACGAACCCCCGCCAGCTTCGCCAACCAGGCGCCAGCCGGCAGCGCGCAAGCTCGCGCCGTTCTCTTCGGCCAGGATGTAGGTAATGATGCGGCGGTAGCCCATGGCCTTCGCAGCTCGCCACGCGGCGCCGTACAGCATCGAGCACGCATTGCGCGCGCCCTCAGTGCAAAGCCGCGTTACTTCTGCGGTGACGCCGTCGTCAAGCCGGCGCGCAACTGGTCGCCCGACGATGACCACGCCCTCGGGCCATCCGGCGTCGTTCACCACTGCTATGGCGAACTTGGCCCCCTGCACCGGGCCATGGTGCCGGTGGAAGAGGAACACGTAGTCGTTCGCATCCCGCAGCGAGATAGGGCGCAGCTTCACGCCCCCGCGTGCACCTTGTCCATCCAGCCGGTGGTCAACCCCAGCTTGACCTCGAATTTGCGGGCCAACCCCTCGCTGATCTTCCGGCGCGGGCACGGGCCAGTAAGCTGGCTGATGAACGATCCGTTGCTGTAGCCCAGCGCCTCGCCCAATCCCTTGCGGCCATCGTGCTGGCCGATGAGCACCATCAGGTTCGCCCGGCGCGCGGCGTACACCTCGGCCATCGGGTCAACCTGTTGTTTCTTTCCTCGTTGTTTCATCACTAACCCCTTGATTAACTTGGTTAGCGCATGTTAGCAAAAGATTGAGCAAACGCAAAGCACGATTAGCACTTGCTTTCAAACTGATGAGCATGCTAACTTCGTACATCCTCACCCTCAAAGGGAAGCTGAACGTGGCGGACATCCACGAGGTACGGCGCCGCAACTTGAAGGCGCTGGTAGCCCAATGGGACGGCCCGACGAACCTGGCCAAGCAAATCGGCTATACCGGGCCGTCCTACGTGTCGCAGATGGTCAGCGGCAACCGGCCCATCACGGAAAAGACCGCGCGCCACATCGAAAGCAAACTTGAACTTGCACCAAGTTGGCTCGATACCGTCCATCCTGGTGCAGTGTCCGCCCGCCCGGCCGCTTTGGACGCCACAAGCCTGGCACGCATAATTTCCTTGTTGACCACGGCGCTTCAAGAGGCGAGCGTCAAAATGCAGCCAGCGAAGTTCGCCGAACTGGTAGCCATGGTCTACGAGGACGCGCAAGAGCGCGGACGTATAGACGAGAAGTTCATTAACAGAGTTATAGGACTCGTGAAGTAAAGAGGTAGCACCATGCCGCAAGAAGTCATCCGACAACGCATCAAGTATCTGGTCGAGCACGGCGAACTGTATCCACCGACCACCGAATCCAGCGGCCGCAGTATTCGGCGGCTGCAGTGGATGGGGGTTGTCCTTGTGGCTGTAAATGTGCTGCAGTGCTTCGAGGTGTGGTTTAGATAGCGACACCCAAATCCGCAAACAAAGCCGCCTTCGGGCGGCTTTTCTTTTGTCATGCGACGTTAGCAGCGTGAAAAATTTCTTGACCACACGCTAAAGCATCTGCTAAATTACACGGGCAGTTTAGACAACCCGTTAGCAAATCTTTAGAAGGAGTCAAGAATGTCCCAAGTCGCCGTTGTCGTTCGCCGCATGTTCGCGGAAGCCGAAGCAACCTTCACCACCGAAGCCGCCGACCTGGCGTCCGCGCTAGCCGCTGCGCACACCCTCGCCGGTATCGACGCCCGCGCCGTGTCGGGCGTGGGCATCGCGGGCGCCAGCAGTTCGCGCGCCGAAGCCATCGCCGCCGTCCGCGAAGCTGCAGACAAACCGGCCGCCGACCCCAAGCCGGAAAAGCCGAAGGCCAGGGGCGAAGCAAAAAAGTCGGAAGCCACCCCGTCTACTGGCACCACGAACGAATCCGCAGCGTCCGCTGCACAGTCCGGTACTGGCGAATCGACTGGTGAAGAAGTCACCTACGACGGTCACGTCAAGCCGGCCATCCTGACCATCGCGTCCAAGAAGGGCCGCGACACGGTCACGGCGCTGCTGCAGCGCTACGGCGCGGGCAAGGGGCCGGACCTCACGCCCGAGCAATACGCCGACTTCCACCGCGACGCGCAGCGCGTGCTGGCCGGCGAGTACGACCCGACCAAGGCCGACGAAGAGGCGCTTGCGTGAACGGCCGCGCTGCCAAACGCATCCGTATCGCAGCTCGCGATGTGGATGCCCAGCAGGGCGGCGAGTACCGGCGCGTCGTCAAAGACATCAAGCGCTGGTTCAAGTCGCTGAACGTCACCACGAAGAACGCCAGTCCGTCGCACCGCTCGGTCCTGCGCGCATACCACGGAGCCCGAAATGTCTGAACACGCCCGCCTGTCACCTTCAAGCGCATCGCGCTGGATGCGCTGCGCGGGTGCCCTGGCCATGGAAGCGGATTGTCCCGACTCGTCGTCCGAGTTCGCCGACGAGGGCACCGCCGCCCACCAGGTCGCCGAATGGGCGCTGACCGAGAACAAGCCGGCCGCCGCGTACATCGGGCGCCGGGTCGATGTCGGCCCGCACAAGACCGTCGAATGCACCGCCGACATGGCCGAGCACGTCCAGACCTACGTTGACGCAATCCACGAGCGCATCGAGCAGTTCAAGCTGCTGGGGGCCGTGAGCGTGGAAATGCTGGTCGAGGTGCGCGTGGACTTCTCGCGCTTCGTTGGCGAGCCTGACCAGTTCGGCACGTCCGACGTGGTGCTGCTCGTTGATTGGGGCGCGCACATGCAAGTCGATGTGAACGACTTGAAGTTCGGTCGCGGCGTGAAGGTCTACGCCGAAGACAACGAGCAGATGAAGATTTACGCGCTCGGTGCTTACGACCAGTACGCCGCGCTTGGCGACTACCAGACGGTGTCCTGGTGCATCCACCAGCCGCGCCTGTCGCACATCGACTACGCCGAGTGCAGCGCCGACGACCTACTCGCGTGGGCGAAGTCGGAACTGCGCCCGGCGGCGAGCGAGGCCATGCTGCACTTCGAAGGCCGCGAGAAGTTCCCGGTGCCGCTGGTCGCGCTTACCCCCGGCGACAAGCAGTGCAAGTTCTGCAAGGCCAAGGCGAAATGCCCGGCCGCCGCGCAGCTCGTGTACGACACCGTGGCGGACGACTTCGTGGACCTGACGCGAGGACTGCAGCCGCAAATCGCCACCAGCATCGAGCGCGTCGAGAACAGCGACGCCCCGCACGTGGCCGAAATGCTGCGCACCGTGGACTTCATCGAGTCCTGGTGCAAGGCGGTTCGCGCGCGTGCCGAGGCCGACCTGCTCTCGGGCCGTGCCGTGCCGGGCTTCAAGCTCGTGCAGGGCAAGAAGGGCGCGCGCCAGTGGGGCGACGCCCAGGCCGTCGAGCAGGCCATGAAGTCGATGCGCTTGAAGCAGGACGTGATGTACGACTTCAAGCTCATCAGCCCGACCACGGCCGAGAAGCTGGCCAAGTCCGGCGTGATCGGCGAACGCCAGTGGCCGAAGCTGCAGTCGCTCATCACGCAGTCCGAGGGCGGCCTGTCCGTGGCGCCCGAGTCCGACAAGCGCCCCGCGGTCGTCATCACGCCAGTGGCCGACGACTTCGAGGACGTGTCGCAAACCGCAACCGCAACCGAAACCGCAACCGCTGACGACCTGGTGTAACCCATGACGAACGACGCCTCGCAATACGTTTCAAGCCACACCCTGCTGCCGCTCGATGCGCAGGCGATGCTTCGCCGAGCGGCGGCAACCCCCGTAACCGATGCGGACCCCATGGCGCGCCTGCGCGCCGTGGACCGCGCCATCAAGCACGTGAAGCTCGCGCACCCGAAGCTGTTCAGCCACGCCGCGCTTCTCAACTACGAAATCCCCACCCTCTGAAAAGGAGTAACAACCATGAAAATCAAACTCGCCAACGTCCGCCTCGCGTTCCCGCAACTGTTCGAAGCCAAGACCGTCAACGGTGAAGGCAAACCCGCCCACAGCGCGGCCTTCCTGTTCGCCCCCGACCACCCGGTTGTCAAGGAAATCAAGGACGGCATCGAGAAGGTCGGCGCTGCGAAGTGGGGCGCGAAGTGGCCCGCTATCAAGAAGGCCATGGAAGCGGCCGACAAGACCGCGCTGCACAACGGCGACACGAAGTCGGAATACGCCGGCTACGAGGGCATGCTTTTTGTCAACGCTCGCAACGAGCAGCGCCCCACCGTGCTGGACCGCGACAAGTCGCCGCTGACCGCAGCCGATGGCCGCCCGTACGCCGGCTGCTACGTCAACGCGGTGGTGGAACTGTGGGCGCAGGACAACAACTACGGCAAGCGCATCAACGCCAGCTTGATGGGCGTGCAGTTCTTCAAAGACGGCGACGCGTTCTCGGGCGGCGGTGTCGCTGACGCCGACGAGTTCGACAGCATCGAAGAAGGTGCCGACGCCGTGGACGACCTGGCCTAAGCCCCGGTCCTGGCCTTCGGGCCAGGGCTATTCGGTGGTGGGGCGGTCTCGGAGCCGATAGGAGACCGCGCGATGGACGGACCGGGTAAGCCGCCACCGCCCCACCACCGAATAGCGGGGGCTTCCTCTGTCTCCACCTGCGGTTTGCCGCGCGGGAAAAAGCTCGAAATCGTTAAGCGCTCACCGCCCGCTGGCACATCGGTTAAACGGGGGCGCCATACGCAAACCGCCGGAAGCCCGTAAGTGGATTGGCGGAAATTTCGAGAATAGGCAACACGAATAACTAAGGGGGATGCCATGGGCAGCAAGTACACAGTAGAAGCATGGGGTAAGCATTTCGGCGACAGCGAGTATTCATTGCTCGTCATGTGGGCCGGGCAGTCGTTCATCAAAGCGCTGTTCCACACCTGGAAGACCAAGCGTGCCGGCTTTGGCTGCGTAACTCTCAGTGTGCGGTGATGCCATGAACTACCGAAACATGACCGTGGGCGAGCTCGAGCGGCTGGCGTACATCGAGCCGAGCAACCTGACCGCGCAGCAGGCGTACGCCGCACGCTGCTTGCAGGAGGTTGAAACGCTGTGCGGGGAAGTCATCCAGCTCGAAAGCAAGAACGACGAACTGCAGAGCGAATTGGACGAGGCGCACGACGAGGCCGAGCGCCTGCGCGCCGAACTTGACGACATGCGGGACGAGGCACCAGCGTGACCGCGAAGCTCTATTGCGACTTCGAGACGTACAGCCCCGTGCCGCTCAAGGACGGCACTCACCGCTACGCCGAGCAGGCCGAGGTGATGCTGTTCACCTATGCGTTCGATGATGGCCCGGCGCGGTGCTGGGACTTGACCGAGAACCCGAAGCCGCCCAGCGACCTGATGGACGCGCTGCGCGGCCCCGACGTGCTGACCGTGTGGGCCAATGGTGGCATGTTCGACCGCGTCGTGGCCAAGCACGCGCTGCCATGGCTGTACGACGCCGTGCCCATCGAACGCTGGTACGACACGCGCGTGCAGGCGCTCGCACACTCGCTGCCCGGCGCGCTCGACAAGCTGTGCGAGATTTTCAACGTGGCCGACGAGGACAAGAAGCTCGACGGCAAGGCGCTCATCCAACTGTTCTGCAAGCCACCAGCGAAGAACCTGAAACGCGGCCGGGCTACGCGCCACACGCACCCGCAAGAGTGGGAAGCGTTCAAGCGCTACGCCATCCAGGACATCCCGTCGATGCGCGCGGTCCACAAGAAGATGCCGACCTGGAATTACCAGGGCGGCGAAATGGCGCTGTGGCAGCTCGACCAGGCCATCAACATGCGCGGCGTGCAGATGGACCTCGACCTCGCGCGCGCCGCGATTCGTGCCGTGGACCGCGCGCAGAAGCGACTGGCCGCGCGCACGGTGGAACTGACCAATGGCGACCTGCAGCGCGCGACGCAGCGCGACAAGCTGCTCGCGCACCTGCTGGCCGAGTACGGCGTGGACCTGCCGGACTTGACCAAGGCCACGCTGGAACGTCGCATCGAGGACGCCAGCCTGCCGTGGGCGCTGCGCGAGCTGCTGGCCATCCGGCTACAGGCATCGACCACCAGCGCGAGCAAGTACAAGACGCTCGTGCGCGCGGTGTCGAAGGACGACCGGCTGCGCGGCACGCTGCAGTTCTGCGGCGCCAGCCGCACCGGGCGCTGGGCCGGCCGCCTCTTCCAGCCGCAGAACATGATGCGCCCGACGCTCAAGCAGGACGCCATCGACGCCGGCATCGAGGCGATGAAGTCCGATTGCGAAGACCTCATCACGGACAACGTGATGGAACTAGCCAACAACGCGGTGCGCGGCTGCATCGTGGCGCCGCCCGGTAAGAAGCTGTGCGTGGCCGACCTGTCGAACATCGAGGGCCGCAAGCTGGCATGGCTGGCCGGCGAGCAGTGGAAGCTCAAGGCGTTCGCCGACTTCGACGCCGGCCACGGTGCCGACCTTTACAAACTTGCGTACGCCCGCGCCTTCGGCATCAAGCCCGAGGACGTGGACAAGCACATGCGACAAATCGGCAAGGTTATGGAGCTGGGCCTCGGCTACGAGGGCGGCGTGGGCGCGTTCCTGCAGTTCGCGCTGGTGTACGGCCTGGACATCGAGGCCATGAGCGACGCGGCAATCGGGTCCATTCCCGACGACGTATGGTCCGAAGCGCAGGGCATGCTGGACTGGACGAAGAAACAGCGCCGCAGCACGTTCGGCCTGTCCGACCAGGCGTTCATGGTGTGCGAGTCGTTCAAACGCTCATGGCGCCGCGCGCACCCGGCGGTGTCCGACTTGTGGACCGACGTGGGCTACGCCGCGCGCCTGGCCATCCAGAACCCGGGCGTGACCTACGACGTGTCCGACCCGCGCTTCCAGCGCGATTCGCACGACGCCCACCACTGGAAGCGCTCGGGCGGCATCCACAAGCGCCCGCGCCTGTTGCTTCGCCGCGATGGCATGTGGCTGCGCATCCAACTGCCGAGCGGCAGGAAACTGTGCTACCCCTCGCCGCAAGTGGCCGATGACGGCACCGTCAGTTACATGGGCGTGAACCAGTACAGCCGCAAGTGGTCGCGCATCAAGACCTACGGCGGCAAGCTGGTCGAGAACATCACGCAGGCGGCAGCGCGCGACGTTCTCACGGCGAACATGCCGGCCATCGAGGCGGCTGGCTACGAGATTGTGCTCACGGTCCACGACGAGATTTTGAGCGAAGCACCCGACAGCCCCGAGTTCAGCCACGAGCACCTGGCGGCGCTAATCGCTGCTAACCCGCCATGGGCCGCCGGTCTGCCGCTCGCCGCCGCCGGATTCGAAAGCTACAGATACAGAAAAGATTGATCTAGCCCCTTGCTAAACACATTAGCGTTTGCTAATGTATAGCTCAACGGTACGCGCACGGGGCGCGACGGGCAGAACGGAGGATGGCGATGCGAACGCTAACCGACTTGCTACTCATCGCACTGGCGTGTTTTTGCGTCTACGCGGTGATCGACACCGACGGCGTATCGCACACGCTGGACGGCGTGGCGACGTACCTGCGCGGGTTGCTGTCCTAGCCCGTTGCAGGTGCCGCCCATGACGCAGACCACGCACCCCAGCAAGGAAGCAGTCAGGCAGTACATGCAGCAGCGGCAGGCAGAGCACAAGCCGCCCCCGCCACCGGACGAGATAAGGCGCCAGCTCGGGTGGGAACTAAAACCAAGCGCCAACAACGATTGCCAAAGATAAGAACCAGCCAGGGAGGAAACCAACAATGATCGACGCCATCAAACGCACCGTGCAGCGCTGGCTGCGCAACCGCAAGCGGGCCAGCATCGCGCGCCAGCTCGATGACACCTACGCCAACCTGCGCCTGTACCGCGACAAAGAACAAATGCTGCTGCGCGCGTACCGCGAACTGGCGGCGGAAGACGTGCATTCGATGCTGCCCACCCGCCGGGCGCGGGGGTTCTGATGAGCACCGACCGCGAACTGCTGGAACTGGCGGCTAAGGCGGCGGGGATCGTCGGCGTGTCGTGCGATGAAGGTTGGTGGGTAGCGTTCACCAAAGAACAAAAGCAGCGTTTGGCCCTAGGCGCCGGCAATGGCTATGTCTGGAACCCGCTCACCGACGACGGCGACGCGCTGCGGCTGGCGGTGACGCTGGGACTGACGCTGTACATCGGCCGACCGCACGTCACGGCGGAATTCAACGGTCTGCGCGCAAACGAAACGTCGTTTGACAACCTCGCTGCGACGCGCCGCACCATCGTGCGCGTCGCTGCGGAGATTGGCCGCCATGCGTGACGACCCAATCGACCTGGCCTCGCCCAGCTACACCCCCAACCGGCTGCTCAACCATGCGGCAGAACTGCTGGGCGCGCGAAACGATGCACGGCTCGCGCTTATTTTGGAAGTGGACTGCGCGTACATCAGCCGCATTCGCAGCCGCAAAGAGGGCATCGGGCCTGGCCTGATGGTGCGGATCATGGACCGCACCGGCTGGCATATCCAGCACCTGCGCGAACTCGCGGGCATGCCGTTCGATGGCGTGACCAAATTGGTGGACCTCGCGCACCGCGTTGGCCTGCCGTTTCCACATACCTTCACGGCGCAGCCGCAAGACCAGCAAGCCGAGGTGTGCGATGCGTGAGTCTCAAGTCGAGGCGCACCTGGTCAAGCGCGTGAAGGCGCTGGGCGGCGAGGTGCGCAAAGTCCAGTGGATCGGCCGCCGCGGCGCGCCGGATCGCGTGGTGATGCTGCCGCCGTTCACGCTGCGCGCGAAGGGCACGACGGACGAAGAACTTGAGCGCGTGCGTAAAGCGGCCAGGAAGCTGGCCAAAGAATTCGGCAGGCCGTTCTCGACCGTGTGGGTTGAATTGAAGCGCCCCGGCGAAGTGGCCGAGCCGCACCAGGCGCGCGAGCACGAGCGCATGCGCGCGATGGGCCAGCGGGTCGAAGTGCTCGACTCCATCGAGGCCGTGAATAAATTCATAGAAGGGATTTTGTAATGGAACAGATTACCGCGCTTGTAGCGCGCCACCCGCTGATGTTCGTGACGCTCGCCGCGCTCTTGGGCGCGTGGCTGGGCATGTTCGTGATGGCGTGCGCAGCAGCCGCCGGCCGTGCTGACGACGAGGCCGAGCATCAGCGAACGGTGTACGGCGACAAGGTCGTGTGCTGCAACCACAACTGCAACCAGGGCGACGACTGCCCGTTGCGCGAGGGGGCGTAAATGCACGAGCCGGACGTATTTGATTACGAGCAAGAGCTCGAGCAAGCGGAGCCGAATCCCCAGTCGGCCGAGCCGGGTAGCCCATTGGCGCGAGCGCGCTGCATGGCGCACAGCGCATTTGACCCTATGTGGCAGAGCGGGAAGATGTCGCGTAGCGAAGCGTACACCTGGCTTGCGCGGCAACTCAGCATCCCTAAGCACCGCTGCCACATGCTGCAGTTCGACATCGAAATGTGCAACAGGGTAGTAGAAGTTTGCACGGCCAACGACTTCGAGGACTTGTCTTGAGCCGTCGCCAGTTCACGCCGCGCGCATGGCAGGGGCCGATGATCGACCACATCATCGGCGTGCCGCGCAACGCGCTGTTCGCTGGCATGGGGCTGGGCAAGACCACGGCCACGATGACGGCGCTGGACTATATGTACCTGGCCGGCGAGCTGACAGCGCCCACGCTGGTGTGTGCGCCGCTGCGCGTGGCCGCGAGCACCTGGCCGGATGAAGCGACGAAGTGGGACCACCTGCGGCACATCGAGGTGCAGCCCATCATCGGCGATGCGAAGGCGCGCGAGCGCGCGCTGCGCAATCCGAACGCGTCGGTGTTCTCCATCAACTATGAAAACCTGCCGTGGCTGGCCAAGCACCTGGAAGACACGCGCCGCGCGTGGCCCTTCGAGAAGGTGGTCGCCGACGAGTCCACCAAGCTCAAGGGATTCCGCACGAAGCAAGGCACGGCGCGCGCCAAGGTGCTGGGCCGCGTCGCGCACAAGCACGTCAAGCGCTGGTCGAACCTGACCGGCACGCCCAGTCCGAACGGACTGCAAGACCTTTGGGGCCAGCTCTGGATGCTGGACGGCGGCCAGCGCCTCGGCCGTAGCTTTACGGCGTTCACGCAGCGTTGGTTCCAAAAGTCGTTCGACGGTTTCAGCATCGACCCGCTGCCGTTCGCCCAGCAGCAGATCGAAGACGCCATCCGCGACCTTTGCCTCACGCTCGACATCCGCGACTTCGTGGACATCCGCGAACCCATCGTCGTGCCGGTGTACGTGGACCTGCCCGCGAAGGCGCGCCGGCTGTACGACGACATGGAAAAGAAAATGTTTGCCGTCATCGGCGAGCACGAGGTCGAGGCGTTCAGCGCCGCGGCCAAAACGATGAAGTGCCTGCAGCTCGCCAACGGCGCCGCGTACGTCAACGAAAGCAGCGTATGGGAGGAAGTACACGATGCAAAAATTCAAGCGCTTGAGGACATTGTGGAAGAGGCCGCTGGCGCGCCCGTCCTGGTGGCCTACCACTTCAAGTCAGACCTTGCCCGGCTCCAACGTGCGTTCCCTCAAGGTCGGGCGCTGGACGCTGTACCTAGCACGATATCGGAATGGAACCGCGGTCGCATTCCGGTGCTCTTTGCGCATCCTGCTTCGGCGGGCCACGGACTGAACCTGCAGGACGGCGGCAACATCCTCGTGTTCTTCGGCCACAACTGGAACCTCGAGGAACGCCTGCAAATCATCGAGCGCATCGGGCCGACTCGCCAGCTTCAAGCCGGCCACGACAGACCCGTCTTTATCTACAACATCCTGGCCCGCGACACGGTGGACGAGCTGGTGCTCGCACGCTGCGAGTCGAAGCGTGAGGTGCAGGACATTCTTCTGGAAGCGATGAAAAAGAAAGGGATCAAATGAACGCGCCAACCTTCAAACCGAGCAGTGGGTCGCAGGTGTCGAGCGGTGAGCAATACTGCGCGCATTGCACGTACCACCGCGACTACCACAAGGGCACGTACCTCATGTGCCCGACCATCAACGACGTGGCCGAGCGCAACTTGCAAAGCAAGGCCGAGGCCGCGAGCGCGCAGGGCGTGGACTTCACGCACCACCACACCGAGGTGCAGCGCCAACTCAGGACGGACGATCCGGCCACCGTGCTCGTGCGCGCGCTGCTGGACCCCGAGCAGTTTGGCCACGCGGTCACGCCGGAAGTGCGCGATGAAGCCCGTCGCGTGCTGGGCGTGCAGCCGGTCGAACTGCCGCGGTTGCCGGTGCATTACACGGTGCCCACGTTCCTGGCCGATGTGCCGGCCGGTGCGCAACTCATCGCCGTGAAGGACAAGGTGATCGTGGCCGCGCCCGGCATGGTGCCGTGCTACATCACGCCGACAGGGCTGCAGCCCATCCACTGCGCGGAGGGTGCTAACCATGGCTGACATCATCGACCAGACCGACGAGCGCGAGGCCATCATCGAGTTGGCCCGCGTGCAGCAGGCAGCGGCCAAGGCCGCAGCGATTCCGGCCGGCGTGCCGGGCGAGTGCGAGAAGTGCGGCGAGGACATGCCGCGCCTGGTTGGCGGCGTGTGTTGCCCGTGCCGTGACAAGTACAAGCTGCCATGACAATGTTCATGCGTGTTCGGTGGTGCATTCTCGACAGCGACCACCCTGCGGTTCTCGTTCTGAACGACGAGGACTACCAGCAGCTTAGGCTGACGCTGCCGACGGGTTTTGTGCTTACACCTTCGAGCCGCATGCGCGAGGCCATCATGGGCGTGCCGCTTGTTCAGCATCCGGTGCGCCGCTCGTATCTGGTGTCTCATCCGCAGGGCGGCCCCGCATTCACCTACGTGTAGCCATGTTCCTCACCGACGACGAACTCGTCCAGCTAACGCGCCGCACGCGCCGCGCATCGCAGCGCATGGTGCTCACGGCCATGGGCATCGAGCACCGGCCACGGCCCGACGGCTCGCTCGTGGTGCTGCGTTCGCATGTGGAAAAATTGCTTGACGGCGCGTTAGCAGATGCTAAAATTAAGGTTAAGAAAAACGAACCGGATTGGAGCAAGGTGTAGCGGTTCGTTTGTCGCGGCGCATGGGGCGCGGCGATGGATGAAGGGGGAAATGATGGATCGTGAACTTGGCGAAGTGATCGCTTATGCAATTGCGGCCTATAAGAAATCGGTGCCGGTGGAGTCGATCTTTGCCGTAACTCCAACGGATGCGAATGGGTATCTTGCCGCCTTCATTGTCAAGGCCGTCGAATACCACGTGGCAGCCGATGCGAGCGCTAAAGCTGCGGTACTGAAAATCCCCGCCGTGGTGTGGTGGAACGAGAAAGAGAAGCACCCGGTGTTCAATAACGCCAACGGCGCAGACCTCATTTTGCGTAGTGATGTGCTGAAAGCTCTCGCCGCCTAACACCAACCCGCCCGCTTCGGTATGCCCCGCCCACGCAAGCCCGAGAATAAGCACCTGCCCGAGCGCTGGCAGCACTACCACGGCGCGTACTTCTACCAGGTGCCGCCGGGGCTTGAATCGCTGTGGGACGGCAAGAAGAAATTCCGGCTGGGCGCCACGCTGCCGGAAGCCTACAAGGTGTGGGCCGAGCGGGTAGGGCGCAACGAGAACGCCAAAACCGTGGCCGACCTGCTGGACAGCTACGCCGCCGAGGTGGTGCCGAAGAAGGCCGCGAAGTCGCGCATCGAGAACGCGCGGCATATCGCCAAGTTGCGCGGCATTCTCGGTAAACTGCGACTGGAAGAGGTCACGCCGCAACTCGTCTACAAGTACGTGCGGGCGCGCAGCGTGAAGAAGACGAACGAGAAGGGCAAGCTGGTGGGCGGTGTGACCGCTGCCCACCGCGAGGTTGAGGTGCTGTCGCACGCGTTCACCAAGGCCGTGGAGTGGGGCGACATCGCGCGCCATCCGTTTCTCGGCCAGGTGCGGCTTGAAGGCGAGAAGCCGCGCGACCGCTACGTCGAAGATTGGGAAGTGGTCGAGTGCCTAGCGCTGGCCAGCCGGCGCAAGAAGGGCAGCGTGCTGGCCATCCAGGCGTACATGCGCATCAAGCTGCTGACGGGGCTGTCGCGCGGCGACCTGCTGCGGCTCGAGCCGCGGCGCCACTTCAAGGACGATGGCATCCACGTGCAGCGGCACAAGACGGCCGGCAGCACCGGCAAGCGGACCATCTATGAATGGACGCCCGAGCTGCGCGAAGCGGTGGCCATGGCCGAGGCC